GGCGCTTTCGTTTTTGCTGGAGGGGCTGCCACCGGCCGTGCGTCGAGCTACGGCGCGCAAGTTCACAACTTTACCCGCAAGTGCGCCAAAGAGCCTGATGAAGTACGCCACGCTATGGTGCGTGGCCACGCAATCACGCCAAGATTTGGTAAGCGCATTACAGATGTGCTCAAGGGGATGCTCCGGCCGGCGCTGATCGCTAAGCCTGGCCACGTCCTGATCGCCTACGACTGGTCGGCCATCGAGGGCCGCGTGCACCCGTGGCTGTCCAACTGCACGGCCGGCGAGGCCAAGCTGGACGTGTTCCGATCCGGCCTTGACCCGTACAAGGTCAACGCAGCCGCTACCTTTCGTGTGCCTTACGCCGACGTCGCTGGTGACCAGCGTCAGGTGGGCAAGGTGCAAGAGCTGGCCCTCGGGTTTTTGGGCGGCGCTGGAGCGTTTGAGGTCTTCGGCCGCGCCTACGGCATCCGGCTGTCACCGGGCGAAGTCCAGCGCGCTGTGGACGGCTGGCGCAGGGCCAACCCGTGGGCGCAGGCGCACGGCCAGCAGCTGGAGAACGCCTACCTGCGCGCCATGAGAAACAAAGGACATGAATTTAAAGCAGGGCGTGTTGTGTACTTGTTTGACGGCCAGACCCTCTGGTATGCTTTGCCCTCCGGTCGGGTGCTGTGCTACCCCAACGCCAAATTTGATGATGAAGGCAACGTGACGTACACCAAAGCAGCCTGGAAGCCCGCCGCCGACGCCAAGGAGTGGCCCCGCGCCCGTCTGTGGCGTGGTCTGGCTTGCGAGAACGTCACGCAAGCAGCAGCGCACGACATCTTGCGCCACTCACTGCGCCAGCTCGATGGCGTGGTCCTACACGTCCACGATGAGATCGTTGTCGAGTGCCCGGCTCACGAGGCCGAGGCAGTCGCTGCCCACATGCACCAGATCATGTGCACCCCGCCTGCATGGGCGGCTGGCCTGCCCTTGGCCGCTGAAGGTGTGACCACCACCCGATACTCGTAAAAAAGAAAACCCCGGCGGGTTAGGCCGGGGCTAAAGTTCCAACTAAAGGAGAAACCCGTGAAAGATTTCGTTGATCATCTTACCAGACTCGCCCCAGAGGGCGAAACTTTTTTGCTGGTACGCCAAAAGCCCCAACTGAGGGAAGGCGAGATGCAGTTTCACGCCAACGGCGCCATCAAGGCCACTTGGCCAGCCATGTTGCCCACGGCCAAGGTCAAGCCCGAGTGGGCCATCTACGGCAACACCGCGAGCTTCATCATCGACCGCTTCAAGGATGGCCACCCCGGCGCCAGTGCTGCCGCGTGCGAGTACGTGCTGGTGATGGTGCTGGACGACGTGGGTGACCCTGAAAAGGCCCCCAACGTCCCGCCGCTTGAGCCGACGTGGAAGATCGAGACCAGCCCCGGCTCGTTCCAATGGGGCTACGTGTTCAGCGAGCAGCCCACCAAGGCCGAGTTCAGCGCGGCGATTGCCGCCATTGCCGAGGCGGGTTACACCGACAAAGGCGCGATTAACGCAGTGCGCAATTTCCGCATTCCCGGCTCGATCAACCTCAAACCTGGCCGCAACAACTTTGCCGCCCAGTTGCGCGAGTTCAAGCCCGAGCGTGACTTCACCCTTGAGCAGATCTGCGCCGCCCTGAACGTGACGCCTGGCGAAGCCGAGGATGCCCACCGCCCGATCCGCATCTCCGACGACGGCACTGACGACGTGATGGTGTGGCTTTCTGACAACGGCCTGCTGCTGTCCAAGCCCAACCAAGAGGGCTGGGCCGGTGTCATCTGCCCCAACTCAGCCGAGCACACCGACGGTAACCCCGAGGGCCGCTACCTGCCCGCCAGCCGCGCTTACTGCTGCCTGCACTCGCACTGCACTGAGCTGGACTCGTCCGTGTTCCTGCAATGGGTGGCCGACAACGGTGGCCCCAAGCACACCCCCGGCCTGCGCGAGGAGCTGCTGGTCACCGTGATGGAGTCAGCCCTCAGTAAGCTAGCGCCTACTCCGCAATATCCTGATACCGCCGCCGTAGTGGTGGCCGAGGTCGAGCGTAAGCAGCAGGGCCGTGTTGATATGGCTGACTGGTATGAGCGTTTTGCCTATGTGCAGTCTGATGATGGTTACTTTGACATGATTGACCGCCGATCCTTAACGCGGGGCGCATTTAACGCCACGTTTCGCCACGTGTCTTGCAAGTCAATACACACGCTGCGTAAGATTGAGGCATCCATTTGTTACGATGAAAACCGCCAAGCCAAGGGCGCCCATGTTTTAGCTGGCCTGACTTATGCAGCGGGCGAGACTATTCTTTGCGCCCGTGATGGCCTTGTGTATGGCAACCAGTGGCGCAATGCGCGTCCTGACGTGTCTGGTGTGTCGCCTGCTGGCGTTCAGCGTTGGCTTGACCACGTTGAGCGCCTGTTGCCTGATGAGCGTGAACGTGCGCACGTTCTTGACGTGATGGCGTTTAAGGTGCAGCACCCCAGCAAGAAAATCAACCACGCCGTTTTGCACATTGGCGTGCCTGGTGCGGGTAAGGATTTGATGTGGCTCCCAATGCAGTGGGCCATTGATGGCGGCACTTCGCTTAATGTGGAGAACATCCAAAACGCCGACATCATGAGTCAATGGGGCTACTCTTATGAGCGTGAAATGCTGGTGTTCCAAGAGTTACGCCAAGCTGAAGCCCGTGACCGCCGCGCCCTTGAAAATCACTTAAAACCCATTATTGCCGCCCCGCCTGAATATTTAACCGTGAACCGCAAGGGCCAGCACCCATACCAAGCCCTAAACCGTCTGTTTGTGCTGGCGTTCTCTAATGAATCAATTCCAATCACCCTGCCCTCAGATGATCGGCGATGGTTTGTGGTGCGTTCGTCTGCTGGTCGCATGGGCTTGGGCGAGGGTAAGCAGTTATTTGACTGGTATCACGCGGGTGGCTTTGCCAGCATCGCCGTTTGGCTTCACTCCCGTGACGTGTCCGCTTTCAATCCTGGTGAGTCGCCGTTTATGACTGACGCAAAATCCATCATGATCGAGTCGGGCATGAGCGGCGCTGAGTCTTTCTTGACTGAATTGATGCGTAACCGTTCCAGCGAGTTCGCTGCTGGCGCTGTCGGTGGCCCTTGGCAGGCACTTTGTGACCGTCTGACGGGCCAAGCCCCGCAAGGCATGAAAATCCCCGTAGCAGCGCTGATGCACGCCTTCCGTGAAGCGGGTTGGGTTGATATGGGTCTATTGAAGTCACGGGCCAACACTACAAAGAAACACATCTACGCAGCGCCTGAGATGGTCAATAAGACCCGTTCAGAGTTGCGCGATCTGGTGCAACCCGAGATAAAAACGCCGCTTATGCGGGTGAAATGAATAAGGGGCCAATCGGCCCCTTTTTACAGTTTCAGAATTACTGCTAGTAGTGCAGCCATTAAAACAGCTAGCGCCGCCATCATTTAACCGCCTCACTCAGTACACATTGAGCCGTGTCAACATCTCCAGCTTGCAGCATTTCAAGGGCTTGCGCGATAGCGGCTTTCAGGCTTGCGACTGTGGCTTTTTTGGGCGCTGGTGTCCAGGCTGGTGGTGAATAGTCGGGGTCGAGTTCCTCCATTACCTCAGGCTGTGCAGCGTCCAGCATAGGCGCGATGCGATCGGCAAACGTGAACCCTTCGCCCTTCAACAGCAAACGGGAATTCAGGCTTGCGTACTGGCTCACATAATCAGCAGTCGTCATGCCCGCGTAAAACTCAGGGTAACCGCGTTTCATGCTGTCATTCTTAGGGTCAACCTTACGCTTTATCGCGGGTGGCTTTGCAGCGAGTCGGCGGTAAGCCTGGGCGTTCTCGGGCTTGACTGTGTAACGGGTTGTTGCGTGTGTAAATTCAATCATGATTTTTCCTTTTAACGTGCTGATGGGCCATAAAACTGGGCGAGGTCTTCGCCCGTCTCGGTCTCGGATTCTGCGGGTATCAGATACTCAGACGCGAAACTAATAGACTGGTCTTCAACGTCTGACGGGTGCGCCCCGTTGAGTTCCCCAGGCGCCCAAAGGATCACGGCATAACCCGCGTCTCTGAGTTCCCGAATGGCGGCTAATTGTGATGCTGTCATGGTTTAGGCTCCATAAGAACGGGTTTCGTCAGTGGCAAATTGTTCGTAAACATCGGCACACTCCCAATCAGCGTCTTCGCCGTAGTAACTTTCACCCGCTTGCAACTCAGCCCAAGCCGCATCTTCGGCTTGTTCTTTGGTTTCGGCATCAACGTAAATCGTGACATACGCTGTGCGCTTGAGTTCAACTGCAAATTGTTTCATGGTGCGCCCCTTAATAAATGCGTTGCCAGATGGCAACAATGCGTTGATTGTCTTGAAGATCGTCCATTGCGTAGGCTTGCGCCTCACTTGCGCTCAGTGCGTCATATTCAACGGTTTCGCGGTTTAGTTCGTCGTCGTCGGTTTCGATGGTTGCTGCGTACTGGTTCATGGTGTCAGGCTCCGTAAAAGTAAAAGAACCCGGCAAATGGTGCGCCGATAAACAGCGCAAACAAAGCCGCGTTAACGAGGTCAATAAGTAGGCTTTTCATGCTGTCACCGCCAAGCCACTAACCCGGAAGCATTTGCCCGATGACAATTCAACGTCAAGGGTTCCGCATGGGTGTACTTTTAAAACTTTGGCAAGATAGCGTTTGCCATAAATTTCAACTTCGGCAAAATAATTGCTTCCAATTTTGGTCATGATGTTTACTCTACTGTTACCGGACGGATTGTCCGCGTTAGGGGTAAGCCCCCTAACACTGAAAATCAAGCCTTGCCAGCCTTCAAAATCTTATCGGCTGCCCCGAATATGCGCTGCGCTGACTTGTCGGTTATTTCACCACCAGCTAACCAGCCTTGGATGTAGCCGCGTGATTCGTTCAAGCCGGGTAAGTCAAGAACACTGCAAAGGATGTACGCCACTGATTCGGCCTCAACTTCGCGAATGTCACGTGGTGTAGTCTCGCTATCGTGCATAGCGCCTTCAAGCGTATGACCAAGCACTACATGCGCCAACTCATGAAAACGTGTTTTATGGGGCAAGGCTGCGACCGGGTTTATCGCTATGTTTCGCCCGGTGGCGTAACCCTGCGAGTTGCCATTAGCTGAGTCATAACGCACTTGAAGAATGTCAAGGGCAGTTAGGGCAGTGTCAGCGCACCAGTTAGGTGTGTTGACTTCGTTCGCAAAATCTTCGCCTTCGGTTTGATCGAGGGTGAACCAGTTATTTTTCAGGGTGAAAAGGGAAAACACTTCACCAGTTTTTGCGCCTGCGTCGTCTTTTTTGTTGATTGTCACTGGCATAACCAGTGCGATCGCCTTCGAGCCTTTTTTAACTTGCCTGCCCAATTCTTGCCATTTTTTGAACGTCGCTATCGGTGACAGTGGCATATCACGTGATGCGAGTTGCGAATAGGCAAGCATTTGATTTCCGATGCTGTAATTGTGAAAAGTGCTGTAGCACTTGCTCACAATACCGGGTTGATTGACAGCATCGGATAAGAGGGTTGACCAGTTGACGTTTGACATTGTGGGCCTTTACTGTATTTGATTGGATTGGTGAAAAGTCACCCTAAAGCCCGTGAAGGCTTTAGGCTGTGTTTTCTTACAGTACAAAGTTGACCAGTGAGTTAGCGTAGACCGTGTGACCAGTGTTAAGGCGGTAGATCGGTTCGTCGCGTCTGTAGAGTTGGTTACGTCTTACACCTAAGCACTCAAGGCCCACAATCGTGCCCTTTGATACGTCGTCACCGTCTTCACCGAAAAAATGCGCTGCTGTCGTCGCTGTCTTAAACAGACTGTACTTTTTAGGGTTAGCTAAAAAATCTGCGTGATCATATTTCATGATGTGCTCCTTTGGTTGTTGATGTATCTAGTGTACGGGATTCTTTTACACTGTCAAGCGTTACGCGTAAAAGAATTTGTAACAGTTTGTAACAGGCGTTTTGTGGGTGAGTGTGTGTGTTGGTGAGTAGTGGCGTGGGCGATTAATGGCGAACGTGCAAAGCCCCATAAAACAAGGCTTTGAGCTGTCTGTGGGTTATTGTGGGTTATGGTTTTCTAAACTACCATAAACACCAACTGTTATAGATACTGTAAGGGGTTAAAGCGGCGCTGCGATTTAAAACGCTGCTCAGACTGCCCACAATCACCCACGTTTTGCACTCACGCCCACTTCCCCATGCCATAAGTTAGCCGTTACTAACTTCAAAACCATAACCCACAATCACCCACAAATGTTTTTATACAGTGCTGTGTTTGCATACAGTAGCAGCATGAAGCGGCATGCTGATTGCCGTGAGCAGTCACAACCGCCCACAAAATGTTAGTAAGCACACACTGACCAAGTGGTGGTTTGAGCTGGAGGGGGGAGGGGGAGGGCCGAGCGGACCGGTCAACGGTAGCGTAGCGTTCAGCAACAATTTTTATTTTTACCAGCACACTGCAAAAGATTTTTTATTTTTTGATATAAGATGCACGCACGCATCCACGCGGCCATACATCTATGAGTTTCCATTCACTGCCACTTGTCATCAATGAAGTGCGCGCCACCGAGGCGGTGCTTAACCGCATCTACGACGCAGCCAAGCTCGGGTTGAAGGGCGACAACCTGGCGCTCGCAGCAGGCATGGTGCCCACCGCCTACCGGCAGTTGTGCGAGTTGGATAGAGTGGCGCAGCTGGCCGAACAAAAAGGCCGCGCCGACGGGGAGCTGCTTGCGTCCCAACAACTGCACAAAGCAGCCGAAGAGGGCGACGCCAAGGCCAGTCTAGCTATTCTGCAAAACGTCCACGGCTGGGTAGCCAAGCAGGCCATCACAGTTGACGTCAACCAACAGATCAGTATTCTTGGTGCACTGGCCGAAGCCGAACGCCGAGCCGCTGACGTGGTGGACGTCATCGCACACGAGCCATCGTCTACGACCATGCCAGCGCTTCAAGCGCAACTGGCCCCACATAAACAAAGCGCCTGATGCAAACCACCATCTATTCGGCCGAAGACGAACAAGAGTTGATGGCCAGGCTCTGGTCGCCACAGTACAAGGACAACCCACTGGCGTTTGTGCTGTACACGTTCCCGTGGGGCGTCAAGGGCACGCCGCTGGAACACTTCTCGGGACCGCGCAAATGGCAGCGCGAGGTGCTCCAGCAGATCGGCGATCACATCAAAGCAAACCGGGGCAAGCTGGACTTCAACACCCTACGCCACGCAGTCTCATCAGGGCGCGGTATCGGCAAGTCGGCCTTAGTGTCATGGATCGTGATCTGGATGCTGTCTACCCGCATTGGTTCGACCACCATCGTGTCGGCCAACAGTGAGTCACAGCTCCGGTCGATCACATGGGCCGAGATCACCAAGTGGCTGGCCATGTCCTTGAACAGCCACTGGTTTGAGGTGTCAGCTACTAGGCTGATGCCGGCCAAGTGGTTGACCGAGCTGGTCGAGCGTGACTTGAAGAAGGGCACACGTTACTGGGGCGTCGAGGGCCGGCTGTGGTCAGAAGAGAACCCAGACGCCTACGCGGGTGTGCACAACTTCGACGGTGTGATGGTGATCTTCGACGAGGCATCAGGTATAGCGGACGCCATCTGGGCGGTGACCGCTGGTTTCTTTACAGAGAACACCCCGAACCGGTTCTGGTTGGCGTTCTCCAACCCACGGCGCAACACGGGCTACTTCTACGAGACGTTCCACAGCAAGCGCGAGTTCTGGCAGACGAAGGTGGTGGACGCCCGCACGGTCGAGGGCACGGACAAGCAGGTCTATCAGCAGATCATTGATGAATACGGACCGGACTCGTCACAGGCGCACGTCGAGGTGTACGGCGAGTTCCCGAACGCTGGCGACGATCAGTTCATCTCCAGCCTGGTGGTAGACGACGCCATGAAGCGGCCCCAGTACAAAGACCCAAGCGCACCGATTGTGATCGGGGTAGACCCGGCGCGGTTCGGGGCAGACGCGACAGTCATCGCGGTGCGGCAGGGGCGGGACATCACACGCATCATCCGGCACCGAGGCGACGACACCATGACGGTGGTGGGCTACATCATCGAGGCTATTGAGGAATACAAGCCAGCGATGGTGTTCATTGACGAAGGTGGCCTGGGCGCTGGGGTCGTGGACCGGCTGAAAGAGCAGCGGTACAAAATCAAGGGCGTCAACTTTGGCTGGAAGTCAGCCAACCCAGCCATGTACGGCAACAAACGGGCTGAGATGTGGGGCAAGATGAAGGACTGGCTGAAATCGGCCAGCATTCCAACGGACAGGTTCTTGAAAACTGACTTGATCTCGCCTATGATGAAACCAGACTCCAAGGGTTCGATCTTCTTGGAGTCGAAAAAAGACATGAAAGCGCGAGGCGTGGCATCTCCAGACGCGGCTGACGCCATCGCGCTGACGTTTGCGTACCCCGTAGCATCGCGGGAGTACAATTCTCGAACCACAACGCGCTCAGTCAGCATGGACAGAGGCGCTGTATCATCATCTTGGATGGGGTCTTGACTATGGCTACTAAGAAAAGTGTGTCTCTTAGTGTAGGTCGCGGCGAGAAGCTGCCGGTGTCCAAGGGTGCTGGCTTGACAGCCAAAGGCCGTGAGAAGTACAACCGGGAAACTGGCTCAAACCTCAAAGCGCCAGCACCAAGTCCTAATACCAAAGCAGATCAGGGGCGCAAAGATTCATTTTGCGCGAGAATGGGTGCCGTTGCGGCTAACGCCAAAGACGGCGAACGCGCCAAAGCGGCGCTCAAACGATGGAAGTGTTAAATCATGGCTACTAAACCCGGCTTGTACAGTAATATTCACGCCAAACAGGCCCGAATCAAGGCTGGTTCTGGCGAGAAGATGAACAAAGTGGGCAGCAAAGCAGCGCCCACAGCCAAAGACTTCAAAGAGTCGGCCAAAACGGCTAAGAAAGACAAAAAATGACCCTAAAGGCCATGCAGAACTGCCTGATTATTGAGGTAGACGTCGAAAAACACCCGATGTTTGAGCTACTTTCGACAGAAAAACAAGAAACGGGTATAGTTGTGTCTGCTGGCCCTGACTGCAAAGAGCTAAAGGTGGGCGACCATCTGTACTTTGGCGTAGGGCAGGAATTCAAGCATGGCGGCAAAGAATACGTTGTCATGCGTGAGCCTCACGTACTAGGAGTCCTGAATGGCTGACCCAACTGGCATGGTTGCCGCTGCTGCTGTGGCAAACGGCGGTAAGCCCAAGAAAAGTGCCTCCGATATTCTGGCAACCGCCAGGTCACGGCTTGATTTGGCCGTTTCCGCGCTTGCCGAATCGCGGGAGGACGAAATTGATGATTTGCGTTTTTACGCTGGAAGTCCAGACAATTCATGGCAGTGGCCCGCAGATGTGCTGGCTACCCGTGGTGCGGTGCAAGGTCAGACCATCAACGCCCGTCCCTGCCTGACGATCAACAAGCTGCCCCAGCACGTTCACCAAGTCACCAACGACCAGCGCCAAAACCGTCCTGGTGCCAAGGTGATCCCCGTTGACGACAAGGCAGACGTTAAAGTGGCCGAGATTTTCAACGGCATGATCCGGCATATCGAATATATGTCGGACGCCGATGTGGCCTACGACACAGCCTGCGAGAACCAGGTCGCTTTTGGTGAAGGCTACATCCGACTGCTGACCGAGTATTGCGAAGCGAACACGTTCGACCAAGACATCAAGATTGGCCGTGTGCGTAACAGCTTTTCAGTCTACATGGACCCCACCATGCAAGACCCCACTGGCGCAGATGCCAAGTGGTGCTTCGTAACTGAGGATGTCACCCGCGCTGAGTTTGAGCGCATGTACCCAGACTCAACACCCATCACAACGCTCCAGTCGCTGGGTGTGGGCGACCAGTCGATCTCCAACTGGCTCAATGAAGACACGATCCGACTCGCGGATTACTACTACATTGACTACGACAAAGCCACGCTAAACCTGTATCCCGGCAACCAGACTGCGTTTGAGGGCACGCCCGAAGACAAGATGCTGCGTGAGATGTTTGGCAAGCCCAAAAACAACCGCATTTCTGAGCGCCCCAAGGTCAAATATTGCAAGATCAACGGTTACGAGATTCTGGAAGAACGCGAGTGGGCAGGCAAGTGGATCCCCGTGATCCGCATTGTCGGCAACGAGTTTGAAGTCGATGGCCGGTTGTATGTGTCGGGCTTGGTGCGAAACGCCAAAGATGCCCAGCGCATGTACAACTATTGGGTAAGCCAAGAAGCCGAGATGCTGGCGTTGGCCCCCAAAGCGCCGTTTATCGGCTACGGCGGTCAGTTTGAGGGCTACGAGGAAAAGTGGAAGACGGCCAACACCCAGAACTGGCCGTATCTGGAGGTCAATCCAGATGTTACAGACGGCCAAGGCGCTGTGTTGCCACTACCCCAGCGGGCACAGCCTCCAATGGCCTCCAGCGGCCTGCTGCAAGCCAAGGCGGGCGCTGCTGAAGACATCAAGGCCACAACAGGCCAGTACAACGCCTCGCTTGGCATGGGTTCTAACGAACGCTCTGGCAAAGCTATTCTTGCCCGCCAGCGTGAGGGCGATGTAGGTACTTACCACTACGGCGACAACCTCGCCCGTGGTGTGCGCCATGTGGCCCGTCAATTGGTAGACCTGATCCCCAAGATTTACGACACCCAGCGCATTGCCCGGATCATCGGCGAAGATGGCGAGACAAAGATGGTCAAGATTAACCCTGACCAGCCAGAGCCAATCAACGAGATCGTTGACGAGCAGGGCATCGTGATTGAAAAGGTCTACAACCCGTCTGTTGGTAAGTACGATGTGGTGGCTGTTACTGGCCCAGGCTACGCCACCAAGCGCCAAGAAGCATTGGAAGCTATGGCCCAATTGCTTCAGGGTAACCCCGCACTGTGGCAAGTGGCTGGTGACCTGTTTGTCAAGAACATGGACTGGCCTGGCGCTCAAGAGATGTCCAAGCGTTTCGCCAAAACCATTGACCCAGCAATCATGTCTGATGACGACAAGTCACCTGCTTTGCAAGCTGCCGAACAGCAGATGCAGGCGATGGGGCAGGAAATGGAGCAGATGCACCAGATGCTGCAAAACGTGGGCAAGTCCATTGAGGTGCAAGAGCAGCGCCGTAAGGACTACGAAGCTGAAATTAAGGCTTACCAGGCTGAAACCCAGCGCATCACGGCCACACAGGCGGGCATGAACGAGCAGCAGATCCAAGACATCGCTATGGGCGTGGTGGCGGCTGCAATGGAATCCAACGGCCAGTTGAACGGCATCCCTGAAATGCCAGAGCAGCAGATGGATGTGGGCATGGAGGGTATGCCTGAGATGCCACAGCCTATGGAACCAATGCCACCAATGGAGATGCCACAATGACCGCCGCACAACTGATGGGTCTGTTGTTCTTGGGCCGTAATGTGGCCCATTCGGTGCATCTGAACACCCGCAGCTACAGCAAGCACAAGGCACTCGGGCATTTCTACAAAGATGTGATTGATGTGACCGATGCGTTTGCCGAAGCCTACCAAGGCCGCAACGGTTTGATTGGCCCAATTGCCATGCCTGCGGCCAAGAAAACCACTAACATTATTGAGTTCCTACAAGACCAACTTGCTGAGATTGAAAAGGGTCGTTACGAGGTTTGCGACAAATCTGATTCAACATTGCAGCAGTTAATTGACAACATCATTGAGTTGTACTTGTCAACACTGTACAAATTGAGGTTCTTGGCATGACTATTGTTGTTACCCACACCACACCGGCAGACGGCACGTTCAGTGCCGCAGGCGCTGCTGCGTGGAACGCAGACCATGCTTTAACGGGCATTGTGGATGTTGCAAACGGTGGAACTGGTACGGCCACGCCGTCTTTGGTGGCTGGCACAAACGTGACCATTACAGGTTCTTTTCCAAACCAGACCATTAACTCTACTGGCGGTGGTGGCATCTCCAGCGCGGACATCCAAGAGTTCACCTCTACAGGCACATCCACATGGACTAAGCCAGCAGGGGCGAAGCTGGTTTATGTGTTGCTTTTTGGCGGTGGCGCTGGTGGTGGTTCTGGTCGCCGTAGAGCAACTTTATCGGTTGCCACTGCTGCATCTGGTGGCGGTGGCGGTGGCGGCGGGGGCAGAACTGAATTGTGGATTCCCGCTGTCTCTCTTGGCTCTACTGAAACCGTCACTATTGGCGCTGGAGGTACTGGCGGCGCTGCCCAAACATCAGACGACAGCACCGGAAACGTGGGTACAGATGGTTCAAGTTCATCTTTTGGGTCTTGGGCGCTTGCTCGCGGTGGCAGCAATGGTAGTGGCGGCACAACAACTTCAGGATCGGGAGGCTCTGGAGGCGGTGGATTGGGGGAAAGTAGTACAGGTCCAACTCAATACAGCGCATCTGGTGGTGGCGGAAACACAACAAACGGAGGAACCGCTGGTCGTGGAGGCTATAGACCCGGTGGCGGTGGTGGGGCTGCGGGACTTGCAGCAGGTGTAACTACCGGCTCTAACGGTCAATCTGGTGGAAAAGGTGGGTCACTTCTAACCACTTCAACATCAACTTTTTCAGGAGGGGGTTCTTCTGGTTCTGCTAATTCCAACGGCGGCAACGGCTCCAATTCAACCACTTATTTTGTTGGTGGTGACGGCGGCGGCGCAGGCGGCTCTGGATTAACCAGCCCCGGATCTGGCGGCAACGGTGGTTATCCCGGCGGCGGTGGAGGAGGAGGCGCAGCAGGTCAAGGCGTTAACTCCGGTGCTGGCGGCAACGGCGGCGATGGTTACGTCCGAGTCGTGACATTCTTCTGAGGTTGATATGCCAAAACAATTCCTACTCAATCCCGATGGCAGTGTTCCTGCCAATGCAAATATTGAACTGCTCACAGCCGCTGGCATCCCACTGGTGATGCCTACACCTATGCCCCGTGAAGGCGGCATGGTGGCTGTTGAACAAGCGCCAGAACAAGATGTTGATGGCGTGTGGCGGCAGGTGTGGGTGTTAGAGCTTGCACCAGAATCTGAACTCCCCGAAAGTGCTTAAAATGGGACCATTCTTTAACGGCGAATTTTTTGCTGGTGGATTCTTTGAATCTATAGCACAATCTGCTGAACAATTGTTGATTAAACTTCGGTCATTCACCGAAAGAAGGAGATTTTAATGGCGATCAACCTCAAGGCAATTACCTCCGTAATGGGGTATCAACAGATCACAAGTCTGAGTTCAGCCACTCGACTAACCGTGCCCCAACGCGATCTAAACGGTTTGGTAGGCACACCGCGCATCGCCATCATTACCCCCGAAGGCCAGGCTGTTCGTTGGCGCGATGACAACGTGGCCCCAACAGCATCTGTCGGTATGCCTTTGGCTGCTGGCGTTACATTGCAGTACGATGGCGATCTGTCGCAAATTCAATTCATTGAGCAAGTTGCCGGTGCCAAATTGAACATCACCTACTACTCTTAAGAGGCCAAAATGCAAGTTTCAAATGACACCCCTGCGCTGAATTACGTTGAGTATTTCACCAAGCAATTGCCCGTTGACTTGGCTAACATGGCCATGCTGCGCGACGAGCTGGCTATTCGTCAAGGCGCTTTGTCTGCCGCCAAAGACGCTGTAGCTGACCGTGAAGTTGCCAAGCAAGAGTTGGCGAAAGCCAAAGAAGACGCTGCGGCAATTCAATCCGAAGCTGCTAAAACGCTTACTGAAGCCAACGCTACTTTGAATGGTGCAGTGGTTAAAGAAAAAGAAGTTGCAGCCCAAGAAAAGGCTGTCAATGCTGCTTTGGCTACACGTGAGTCTGATGTGGCAAAAAGCGAAAAAGCTGCTGACGCAAAAGCTGTTTTGGTGGCCCGCCAGCAAGCTGAACTTGATGCCCGTGCTGTTGTGTTGGCCGAGCAAGAAGCTGCACTGCAAGCCCGTATCAAAGCGTTCCAAGACAAAGTAGCTGCAATCAGCATCTAAGGGTTTAACATGCCTGCTGTGTCTCTTTCAATTTTTGGTGGCGTCGGGGCGCAGTTTTTTGACAACAACGGCAACGTGCTGTCTGGCGGCAAAATCTACACCTACGAGGCTGGCACGACAACACCGCTGGCTACGTACACATCCAGCACCGGCAACACCGCGCACACAAACCCCATCGTGCTGGATTCTGCTGGCCGAGTGCCTGGCGGCGAAATCTGGAACGCGCTGCGGTTGTATAAGTTTGTGCTGAAGACCAGCGCCGAAGTCACGATTGCCACGTATGACAACGTGGGCAGCAGCTTTAACGCTACGGCGATTATTGCCAACTTTACTGGCAATGGCAGCACGGTTGCATTTACGCTGGCAAGTGCACCGGCGAGTGAAAACTCCACCAACGTTTACATCAACGGTGTGTATCAGCAAAAGAACACGTACAGCGTTGCTGGTGCTGTCCTTACATTCTCAGAAGCACCCCCAGTTACTTCATCAATCGAAGTCAACTACGTCTAAGGAACAATCATGGCAGACACCAAAATCTCCGCGCTGACCGCATCCACAACCCCGCTTGCGGGCACCGAGGTATTGCCGATTGTCCAAAGTGGTGTAACCAAACAAGTCAGTGTTGCCAACTTGACTGCTGGCCGCGCAATTAGCGCCACTGAGTTGACGTTGAGCACAGGCAACCTAATCATCGGCACATCTGGCAAAGGCATCGACTTTTCTGCCACACCAGGCACAGGTACAAGCGAGTTGCTTGCGGATTATGAAGAAGGTACATGGACTGCTGAATTAACCACCTCAGGCACTGGCCCGACAACGCCAGTTTTCGTTACAGGTTATTACACAAAAGTCGGGAGACAAGTTACTGCCAGTTGTGCTTTTGAGGGTGTTAACACAACTGGGGCATCTGGAAACCTTCGCGTTGCTGGTTTGCCGTTTGCCGCAAATGCAAGCACACCTACAATCAGTGCTTTAATTAGTATGGCTGGGTTTGGAGCTGCCGTCGCAAGCTCTTATTTACTTGGAGGAAATACTTATTTCCAACTTGTAAATGTTCTTACGGACGATTACATCGCAATCGTTGCAGGCACAGGAAAGACTTTGCGTGTCACGATCACTTATTTTGTTTAAGGCTTTAATATGGCGCTGACTAAAGTAACTTACTCAATGATTCAAGGGGCTGTTGCAAACGCCCTTGATTTTGGCGCAGTTGGCAATGGTGTGGCTAATGATGCTGCTGCAATTCAACTGGCTTTAAATTCTGGCGCAGCAGGTGTGTACTTTCCAGCAGGCACGTACAAAATCCAAGCAACTGCCGGTGTCGGTGTGACCATTCCAGCATCTATTGTGCTGTTTGGCGATGGCATGGAGTCCACTATCATCAAATCTGTGCCGACCACCTTGTCGGACAATTTGCTGTACTCAAACAACTTGTTTACCACTGATGATGGGCTGGATGAAGTTGTTTTCCGTGACATGACGCTTGATGGTTCTGGCACTGGTCCCGGTGTTGGTGATGGTCATGAATACGCACTCATCCTGACCTACAACGTTAACCGACTGACGTTTGAAAATGTGCGAGTTGTTGAGTATTCGAGTGACTGGGATGGTACATCAAAGTCTGTCTACGATAGGCATTTCCAAGCAATCACAGTTCGCAACGACACAGACACTGAGTACACGCAGTTCTTTAACTGCCAACTGCGTGACAACCACTACGAGCAAGTTGATGTGTACTACCCGTATACCAGCACGGCTTGGACAATCATTGACGGCTGCTCAGAGATCAACACCGCCGCGATTCCAGACTCGCACACTGCGTTCATGGTGACAGGCGGTCACATGACGCTGACAAACTCGTTTTTCAAAAACACCAAGTTTTCAACAATCAACATCAACAACATCAAGAGCGTGTTGGTTGATTCCAACCAATTTATTGATCAGTACCAGATTCCACTGTCTCAGGTCGTCAACGTAGGCCACAGCCTTTGGTACGGTTGCGACAACGTAGTCATCACAAACAACTACTTCAAAAATTGCGACTCGTCGGCCATCAGTTACGCTGGCGGTAACGGAATTGTCATTGCAAATAACATCATTGAGGACGGGGGCTTGAACCCAGTTAGGTTGAGAGCAGAACTTAATGATAGCGCCACCCCAAGCGGTTTTTCTGTTGCGTTTCCTGACTATCCTTTACCGACCATTGGCATTAGCTATGACGTAAAGATTGTCAACAACGTCATTTCTGGAGCAACCTACACAAGTGGCGTATCCAGCCGCGCAGTTTGGATTTCTTATGTTGACCCCGCTGATGGCTATTGGTTCAACGTAGACATTTCAGGTAACACCATCTCCATGTTGGATGCGCCTGATGATACGCACTACCCGATATGGCTTGAACAGGTTGAAGAAGTCAACATCGTTGACAACTATTTCAACTACAAATTCACAGCCATTTTCTCTGACGCCAAGTCAAACAATGTTCGTATTGTTGGCAATACATTTGGTGGAAACATATCAACGCAATCTGCTGACATTGTTTTCACAGGCGGCGGTGGTTCAATTGTTTCAAAGGAATTGCGTGTTGAAAATAACAGGTTCGTGACGATTCCAAGAGAAACTGCTTACAACATCAGTTTGGTTGCAGGACGCGACTTTAGAGAAGTGTTTATTTTGAACAATGTCGGTATGAAACCTGACGGAATCATAGACACGATTTCTCCTTATTTCGCATCAAACACATTGCCGGGAATGGTTACGGCAACTCCAACAACTGGCATCTATGGAAAGTTTGACAGAGTTGCTACTATTCCAGCATCAGGTGTTCCACCAGAATATGTGTGCAGCGCATCCGGTTGCTTTGCAACATTCACAGCAACAGCCAGTGGTACGTCTGGTCAATATACGCTTACTGTGACCGATGGAACGCAATTTTTAGCTGGTCAAAAAATTACTGTTGCTGGCGTAGGAACTGCTGGCGCAAGTAAACAGTTTGTAATTTGCGATGTTGTCAGCAACACATTAAACGTGAACGCAGTTGTTGAAACCACTGCGTCTGCGCAAGCTGTAACTGCCGTCAATCCGACATTTGTCAAAACTTCAAATTACTCTTAACCCGTACTGGTGCGGCCCACCAGACTTAATGCCACGGTGGATGCCGTGGCTGGAAACAAGGAAACATCATGTTGGAAAAAGTTACATCTGTTGATTTGATTGAAGCCCTCGAAAACGGCTGCGTACAAGTTCGCACCAAGACCGCCTTCAAAGAAGATGGTGTAGAAATCGGCAGCAAGTTCCACCGCCACGTTATTGCCCCCGGCGATGATTACAGCGCCGAAGATGCCCGTGTAAAGGTCATCTGCGCTGCCATGCACACTGCTGACGTTGTGGCCGCATACAAAGCTGCTCTTGCACAGCCAGAGTAATCTGCTGTAAGATAACCCAACCGTACCGGTGAGGTTCACCGGGAACTCACACGAGTTAAAAATGACTGATGAAGTCCAAGCCTTAGCGGAAGTTGACTCCGCGCAAGCACCCGAGGTGACGGCCACCACGGACAATGCACAAAATGCGCCGGTAGTAGCTGAAAATCAAGACGGTAACGCCCAAGAGGAAAAGAAGTACTCGCAGGCTGAAATCGACGCGATGATTGGCAAGCGCCTCGCAAGAGAACAGCGCAAATGGGAACGTGAGCAGCAGGCAAAGCAGGCACCCGTGCCAGCAATGCCAACGGATATTCCGACATCAGATCAATTTGACAGCCCGCAGGCATACGGTGATTTCATCCGTGCCGAGGCTGAAAAGCTGGTCCAACATCGGGAGATCCAAAATCAACGCGCTGAGATTGAAGAAACCTTTGCAGAGCGTGAGGAAGAAGCCCGGTCTAAATACGATGACTTTGACCAAGTTGCGTATAACCCGAATCTTCGAGTCACCGATGCGATGGCTGAAACCATCAAAGCGTCTGACCTTGGACCTGATCTGGCCTATTGGCTAGGTAGTAACCCCAAGGAAGCTGATCGCATATCTCGCTTGTCGCCACTCGCACAGGCGAAGGAAATCGGGAAGATTGAGGCCAAGTTGTCTAACGATCCCCCGGTGAAAAGAACCACATCTGCGCCAGCGCCGATTTCACCTGTTACTGCACGCTCCTCTGGAGCGCCGTCACATGACACTACGGACCCACGCTCTATCAAGAGCATGACGACCTCGCAGTGGATTGAAGCGGAACGTGCAAGGCAGATAAAGAAGCAGCAAGCGCAGTACCGCTAGGTCAATTTGTAATCTGGATGATTGCAAAGACTTCATCTTACCATTGAAATAAGGAATGTCAAAATGAGTAACTCTATCCTGACGATCGACATGATCACAAGAAAAAGTTTGGAAATACTTGAAAACAACCTCGTGATCACCCGCAACGTGAACCGCCAGTACGACGACAGCTTCGCTGTTGAAGGTGCGAAGATCGGTTCTACCCTGCGTATTCGCCTGCCCGACCGCGCTCTGGTGACTGACGGTGCCGCCCTGCAAGTTCAGGACGACAACGAACAGTTCACCACTTTGACTGTCTCCAGCCAAAAGCACATCGGCGTCAACTTCACATCCGCTGAATTGACCATGCAGTTGGACGACTTCGCAGAGCGTGTCTTGAAGCCTCGTATCAGCCAGTTGGCATCGTCTATCGACGCCGATGTGGCCAACAGCTACAAGTACATCGGCAACACCGTTGGTACACCTGGCACCACTCCTTCGACTTCTTTGGTGCTGTTGCAAGCCCAGCAGAAGCTGAACGAGAACGCTGCTGTGATGGACCCACGTTACGCAACCGTGAACCCTGCTGCTAACGCTGGCTTGGTTGAAGGCTTGAAAGGTCTGTTCAACCCAACAGACACTATCAGCAAGCAATTCAAGAACGGCATGATGGGCACTGGCGTGTTGGGTCTGAACGAGATCAACATGTCTCAGTCGATCAAGCAGTTCACTACCGGCTCGCGTGACGCTACTGGCGGCACTTTGTCCGCTGCTGTGACCGCTGAAGGCGCAACATCTATTGTTGTGACCGGCGCTGGTGCAAACGACACCGTGAAGCTGGGCGATGTGTTCACCGTGGCTGACTGCTTCGCTGTGAACCCACAGACCCGTGAGTCCACTGGTTCGTTGTTCCAGTTCGTCGCTGTTGCTGATGTGACCCTGAACGGCTCCGGCGCTGGCACCATCACTGTGGCTCCTATGTACTCGGCCAGCAACGCACTTGCTACCGTGGACGTTCTGCCACAAAGCGGTAAAGCTGTCGTGTTCGTGGGTGCTGCTTCTAGCCAGTACGCTCAGAACTTGGTGTACCACAAGGATGCCATTACCTTCGCTACAGCCGACTTGCTGTTGCCACAAGGTGTTGACATGGCTGCTCGCGCTGTGCACAACGGTATCAGCCTGCGTATCGTGCGCCAGTACGACATCAACAACGACCGCCTGCCTTGCCGTATTGACGTTTTGTACGGCTACAGCGTGATTCGCCCACAAATGGCCGTCCGCATGTGGGGCTAAATTGAAACGGGGACTTCGGTCCCCTTTCACTCGTTTTTATCTTTTTAAAGGAAATTATCATGGCTCTCCCTAACGGCGCAGGCGGTTATCAAGTTGGTGCAGGCAACCGCCAAGAAACTATCATGGGCGCAATGGCTGCCCCTCAGACAGCTACGGCTACTGCAACCCTGACAGCAGCACAAATTTGCAATCAGATGTTGGTGGCTAACCCCTCCACCTCTGCTGCAACATACACGCTGCCTTTGGGCACTGCAATTGACGCTGCTGTTCCCAACGCCGCTGTTGGTAGCACATTTGACTTGGCAATTGTCAACATCGGCACTTCGTCCGGTGCAGTGACTTTGGCTGTCAACACTGGTGTGACCGATGGCGGCAACGCTTTGGTTGCCATTGCTGTGACAACCAGCCAGTTGTTCCGCTTCCGTAAGACCGGTGACGGCACTTACGTTGTGTATCGTCTTGGCTAAACCTAAACGGGGGCTTCGGTCCCCGTTTTACAAGGAAACATCATGACCTCTAACACCAAATCAATTGGCGTTGCTTTTGAAGACCAAGACATCATTGGGTCTAACTTTGTACTGGCTGGTGGCGAGTTGGGCTACACCGCAGAAGCAAGCGGCACAGTGACTCAATTGACAGACAAGTCTACAGGGGTAACTCTGAACAAATCTGCCGGTCAGATCACTTTGAACAATGCGGCGTTGGCTAACATCACAAACGTGTCGTTCACTTTGACCAACAGCACAATCAGCGTAAAAGACGTTATTATTTTGAGCGTTTCGTCTGGTGCTACTGCTGGTGCATACAACTGCTGGATTTCTAGCAAAACCACTGGAAGTTGCGTAATCACAATTCGCAACCTTTCGGGCGGTTCGCTGTCTGAGGCTTTTGTAATCAACTTTGCTGTGCTCCACGTTCTGTAAAGTCAAATGGGGGCTAATCACCCCCATTTTTGAAGGATAGAAATGCCTGTAATTTACATGACGCATGAAATTCATGGGGCAAAAGTTGCCAACATGGAAGCTGAAGCCGAAGCAGATGAAAAAAATGGCTGGGTGCGATACAATCCAGACACGCCTTCGGCTCCCGAAGAAGCGGCCAACACACTCGTTGTGAAGCGCAAATACACGCGCAAAGCTGAAACCGAAGGAGTCTGAACATGGCAATCTACACCGCTGGCGACCAAATCAATCGAGCATTCCGCTTGCTTGGCATTCTTGCCGAAGGTGAAACGCCATCTGCCTCCATGTCGCAAGACGCCTTGATGGCCATGCAGCAAATGATTGAGTCGTGGAACACCGAACGTCTGTCGGTCTTTTGCACCCAGGATCAAGTTTTCACATGGCCGTCTGGTCTTCTGAGCCGCACCCTTGGCCCGTCTGGTGACTTTGTGGGCCTTCGCCCAGTTTTGTTCGATGACTCTACATATTTCAAAGCGCCCAACGGCGTGTCGTATGGCGTCAAGTTCATTAACCAGCAGCAGTACAACGGCATTGCGGTCAAGACGGTAACGTCTACATACCCGCAGGTGATCTTCGTCAACATGACGTATCCCAATGCGGAGATGTTTATTTACCCCCGGCCCACTCAAGACTTGGAGTGGCACTTTGTGTCGGTGCAAGAGCTGGACAACCCCGCCGCCTTGGCGACAGATTTGTTCTTCCCGCCAGGTTACCTGCGTGCGTTTGCCTACAACTTGGCGATGGAGATCGCCCCTGAGTTTGGCGTCGAGCCAAGCCCACAGGTCATGCGTATCGCTATGACCAGCAAGCGTGACCTCAAGCGCATCAACAACCCTGATGACATCATGAGCCTGCCGTACGCCATTGTGGCCTCGCGTCAGCGTTTCAACATCTACGCTGGAAATTTTTAACAAGTATGTATTCATCTAGCGTGCCACCACGACTTACCCATCCATATGGCAGTGACCATGTGGATGGATACGTTGTGCTTGGCCGCAATGTCTTTGCGTTTTTCGCCTCTTTGTTTTGCGTACCAGATGTCTTTGGCTTGATCAAAACTCAATTTTTTCGACTTGCCAAGTTCATACAGCGCGTGTTGGCTATTTCCTGCGGGCGACATGTATTCCAAATTTTTGACGCAGTTGTTAGCCTTGTTGCCGTCTTTGTGATTTATCCAAGCATTGTGTGGTCTGCCGCCCAAAAACGCTTCAGCAACTGCGGTATGAATGGCTTTGTGAGTGTGCTCCCCATCGACCGACAAAGTAACAAACCAGTAACCATCTTTGCGCAGCGCGGGCGCAAGCACATGGTTGGCGTCCACGTAAGCAAGCCCACGAACAATCTTTCCTATGGTCATTTGACTAACACCAAACAACGCAGCTACTTTTCGCTGGCTTTTTTCCTTGGTGTAACTGGTCTTAATTGCCTCCAATTGATCTGGCGTAAACCGCTGGTGAAACTTCCCTCGGGAACTGACCCGGCGTACAATTCCTTCGTTGCTTACCTCGTAGTCGCTGTCATGTCCTACAAGTGGTTTCCATTCAATCATAGTGTGGCTCCTTGCTGCGGTAGGAGTATATCATAAAGTCCCCTATACTTGGATCGTCATACGTCACCCGCAGCATCAACGCTGCGGATGCCCGCATGGTCAACCTGTTCCCAGAAATTGTGCCCGAGGCTGGCAAAGAACCTGCGTTCCTGAACCGCGCCCCCGGCCTCAACCTGCTCAACACGATCGGCAATGGCCCGATCCGTGGCCTGTGGGCATTCTCGTCAAACGATGGCACAGGCTTTGTGGTGTCGGGCACCCAGTTGTTCAAGATCGACAACGCCTACACCCCCACACTGATCGGCAACGTGGCAGGAACTGGCCCTGTCAGCATGGCCGACAACGGCACACAGTTGTTCATTGCCTGCAATGGCCCCAGCTTCATCTACAACGCCGACACAAACGCATTTGGTCAGATCACTGACCCGGACTTCCCTGGTGCAGTGACTGTGGCCTATCTGGACGGCTACTTTGTGTTCAACGAGCCGAACAGCCAGAAGATGTGGGTCACAGCCCTTTTGGACGGTACGTCCATCGACCCACTGGAGTTTGCCAGCACCGAAGGGTCACCTGACGGCCTGGTGGCTGTGATTGCCAACTTCCGCGAGGTCTGGGCCTTTGGCACGAACTCAATTGAAGTCTGGTCTGACACCGGTGCGCTTGACTTCCCTCTTGAGCGCATCCCCGGCGCATTCAATGAGTTGGGCTGCGCTGCCCCCTACTCTATCGCCAAGATGGACAACGGCCTGTTCTGGCTTGGCCGTGACCGCCGTGGGCAAGGCATGGTCTACCGGGCCAACGGTTACGCTGGTCAGCGCATCTCGACACATGCTGTCGAGTGGCAAATTCAGCAGTACGCTGACATCACTGACGCCATCGGGTACACGTACCAGCAAGACGGCCACAACTTCTACGTGCTCATCTTTCCCACGGCCAACACCACATGGGTGTACGATGCCGCCACACAGGCATGGCACGAGAGGGCAGGGTTTGTCAATGGTGCGTTTACCCGTCACCGCAGCAACTGCCAGATGTCGTTTAACAACAAGATCGTTGTGGGTGACTTTGAGAACGGCAACATTTACTCGTTTGACTTGGAAGACTACTCGGACAACGGGCAGATCCAAAAGTGGCTGCGCTCGTGGAGAGCACTGCCCACCGGTCAGAACAATCTGAAGCGCACCGCGCACCACAGCCTCCAGCTTGACTGCGAGTCGGGTACTGGTTTGAATGGATTTACAAGGGTTGAAAATATCTATCTGCAAACCGAATCGGACGATTACTTAGTCACCGAGGCTGATGACAGACTTATTGCGGAACAGCAAACAGTTATCACGCAAGGCAGCGACCCACAGGTCATGCTGCGATGGAGCGACGATGGTGGGCACACATGGTCCAACGAGCACTGGATCAGCATCGGCAAGATCGGTGAGTACTATCGCCGTGCCATCTGGCGCAGACTGGGCATGACTCTGAAGCTGCGTGATCGCGTCTACGAGGTGTCGGGCACCGACCCCGTAAAGATCGCCATCATGGGCGCAGAACTGATCCTGAGTCCGACCAATGCTTAACCCCATCATCACGCCTCCACGGGAACCGCTGGTTGACCCCAACACGGGCTTGATTAGCAGGGCGTGGTACTTGTTCTTCTTGTCGCTGAACAACGTAGCGAACGATGTCGTAAACGACCCCGTTGTCGGTCCTAGTGCTGAGTCGCTGATTGCCAGCTATGACGCAGTGCTTCAGACGCTAACGCAGGAAGTGCAGACACAGCCAAGCTCCAGCGATCTAGTGTCGCAAGTGGCTGAGATGCAAAAGCAGATTGAGGCGTTGTCGTTGATACCTGCCCAAGTAACCGCTATGCTGGCTCAATTGGCCGATGTGAGCGCCATGAACCCATCGGACGGCGACAAGCTGATCTACGATGCAACCCTAGGTAAGTGGAAGCAAGACTCCCGCAGCTACCTGATGCTTGAATAAGGAGAAACCCTAATGACCGTCATCGTCAAGAATCTGGTGCCATCGAAAGATGTGGCAAACAGCCAGACAACCCAGTACACCGCCAACGGTGTGACCACGATCATCGACAAGTTCACTGCGACCAATTACAGCGCCAGTGCTGCCACGATCTCGGTCAACCTGGTCACAACCGCAGGCTCTGCTGGCAACAGCAACCTGATCACCAAGACCAAGGCGCTTCAGCCGTCCGAGGTCTACACGTTTCCCGAGTTGGTCGGACAAGTTTTGAACCCCGGCGACTTCATCAGTACAATTGCCGGAACCGCCACCGCCATCAACATGCGCGTCAGCGGACGCGAAGTGACATAAGGAGATCGAAATGGTCTGGAACTTACTTATCCCCGCAGGTGCGGCATTACTCGGTGGCGCAATGCAATCACGGGCTGCTGGTAAAGCAGCAGCTACTTCTGCTGCGGCCTCAGACAGAGCCAGTGATGCGCAGCGCGAGATGTTTGAGCGTAACGTCGAGTTGAACGCTCCGTTTCGTGAAGCTGGCATTAATGCTCTGAACAAACTAGTGCCGCTAACCGAATATCAAAACTTCGGCATGGACCAGTTTCAACAAGACCCCGGTTATGCGTTTCGTATGTCCGAGGGGATGAAAGGTCTGGAGCGATCCGCTGCTGCTCGTGGTGGCCTACTGTCGGGCGGCACTCTTAAAGGCATCCAGCGGTACGGTCAAGACCTCGCATCGCAAGAATTTCAAAACGCATTTAACCGATACGGCATTGAGCGAGAGCGCCGAATGGCTCCCTTGCAGTCATTGGCCGGTGTTGGTCAAACTACATCGCAACAACTTGGTGCAGCCGGTACGCAGTTTGCCAACACAATGGGTAACATTGGCATGAACCAAGCCAATGTGCAGGGCAACGCCGCAATGGCTCGTGCATCGGCTTACGGTAACACACTGAACCAACTTTCTGGTTTGGCAGGAGGTTACTTCGGACGATCTGGTGGTGGAACAGCGTCCGGCATTGGGTCGAACACTTACAGCGGCCAAGGCCCATATGGGTACGCACCGTAAAGGAAAAACTATGGCGCTCGATTTCAACCTACTCCGACCCACAGGTGGTCCTAACCCGGTCAATGCGTTCTTGCAAGGTCAGCAGGGCGCAATGGACCGTGAGTTGGCGCGGCAAAAAGCAGCGCAAGACCAAGAGATGAACGCGCTGCGGATGCAGCAAGTTCGCGGCGCAATTGGTCAGCAAGAGCGCGAGGTTAAATCTCAAGCTGCTGCTCAAAAAACCGGCATGTTTCGTGAGCGCCTGCTTCGCGCCCGCACACCAGATGATGCGCGACGTTTAGTGCAGATGCAGTATGCCGATCCTGACTTGGCACCCTTGCTTTCGCAAGCCTCAACACTTGAGCAAGCCCTTGCGGAAATTTCAGACGACCCGACTGAGTTTGAAAAATTCAAGCAAATTGAAGCTCAGGGTATGACCGACTATCTCAAGTCGCTTCAGCCAAAGGTGGCAGGCAACGCTGTGTTCTTGCCCGGTGAAAACCGGTTCATTACAGCGCCTCGTGAGCCTGCGCCTGTTGCGCCCGTCAGACAACCGCCAATGGTTGAAGAATTTGTATTTGCACGCTCGCCAGAAGGCGGTGGTTTCCAAGGTTCGTACCAAGACTTTGTGATTGCTCGTGAAGCTGCAAAGCGGGCGCCCGCAGCCCCTCGCGCTGCTGCTGCTGCTGGTGCCGGTGGTGCTGCACCTAAACCAATGACACCAGTGCAATCTGCAAAAAGGCGTGATCAGCTTGGCAAAGAATTCAAGTCTGCTCAGAATGCGCTGCAAACAACGCAAGACGTTCTTGACTCAATTAATTTTGTTAAAACCGAACCCGGTCTGTCTAGGGCCACAGGTTTTACCGGCACTCTTTTGCCGTCAATTCCTGAAGGCGCTGCTGCATCGGCTGAAGTACGATTGAAAAACCTTGAAGGCAAGGTCACAGCACTTGGTAAAGCCCAAGCGGCTTCAACCGGCGCAATTGGATCTATTGCCAACCAAGAATGGAAAATTCTTGCCGATCAAATTGCTGCGATTGATCGGGCCAAGGGTACTGGGCCATTGCTTAGTCAGTTGGATTTAGTTGAAGCGCAGGCACAGGGTGCTATGGAGCGAATTAAAGACGCATACCAGCGTCAGTTCGGTGAAGACTTTGAGCAGTTCCCTCAATTTGCCGACTTACCTGTCCCAAGAACAACATTTAAACCACGAGCACCCGCTGGCGGTAAGCCTGCTGCCGGTGGCGGTCTTAGCGCAGCCGAGCAAGCCGAGTTGGACCAACTCCGTAAACGATTTGGGAAGTAAGCCATGACACCTCGTGAAGAACTGGCAGCGTTGCGCCGCATGGCTGAACTGGAAGCAAAAGCTGCCGGTCAGTCAATGGCCGAACCCCAAACCCAACCAAGCGAAATCCCAACACGTCGAAAAGTTGCCGAGTTTCTCGCTCCGACAGTTGAAGCGTTGGGCACAGCAGGCGGCGCTGTTTTGGGCACTGCTGCTGGCCCGCTAGGCACACTGGCCGGCGCTGGCGCTGGATTTGCGGGGGCTAAGGAACTGATGCGACTGGCTGCTGGCGACGCTGGTGCTGAGACACTGCCACAGTCGGCCGCACGACAAGCCAAGAACGTGCTTGAAGGCGCCACAATGGAAGCCTTCGGTCGGGGCGTTGTTGCGCCTGTAATCGGCAAAGGTGCTGAGTATGTCAGCAAGCTGAAAAACGTCAAACTAGACCAGTACGTCAAAGCGATTGGCGACAAGGGCGACGAAATCGTCAATGCTCTGCGCGGAAAGACGCAGATCGTTCCTGGTACATCTCCTACGGCTGGTGAAGCCGCAGCGCCCGCAGGTAGCGTGGGCCTTTCGGTGTTGCAGTCTCGTGCCCGCCAAGTGCCCGGCGCAGCCGATATTTACGCATCAAAAGAATCGCAAAACATCGCAGCCCGTCAAGCACAAGAGTCCCGAGCAGTCGCCAAATTTGATGCTGCAAAGCAACGCATTCAGGGCAAAATTGATCGCGGTCTTGTCAACATTACACCCGGTGAAGCTGGGGGCGCGTTGATTGATGCAGCCAGAGCCGAGCAGCAAGCCATCAAATCGAATGTGATCCAGCCTGCTTACAAGGCAGCGTTTGACGCAGCGGGCGACTCCAAGATCGACGTGTCCAAGGTTGTCAGCGAAGCCGAGCGCATCCTTGACCGCAAACTGTCTGAATTTGCAACCGAGACAGCGCCTGACACCGTGCGCAAGTTGCGCAGCTTTGTACCCAAGGTTCCCGAAGCAGAAGCAGTGTCGATTGGCAAAGCCGGGTTTAAAACTGCAAAACCACCAACACCCCCTCGGGCAACTCCCGAGGCTACCTTATTGCAACTCGATGATGTGCGCAAAGCAATCAATGCAGACATTGCAGCCGCCAGCACCAGCAATGCACCAATGGCTGCGACAACGCTGAAAAACCTGCGTGACCTGCACCGTGCGATTGACGATGCTGTTAAGGCAAGTGACACCCTGTCTGATGATGCCAAAGGCTTGTACCAAAACGCGCTTGACACATACCGCACACAATATGCGCCCCGGTTTAAGGAAGGCATCAACGCCAACTTGTTCAAACAGACAAGCCTGAAAGAAACAAAGATCAAGCCTGAGGATGTGGTCAGCAAGTATTTCCAACCAAAAGGTGAAAGCGAAGCCAAGGACTTTTTGCGCCTGTTCGGCAAAAATGCTGATGCAATGAAGATCGCAAGAACTGGCATTGAGGATCTGTACCGCCGAGAAGTGACAGATGCAGCGGGTCGAGTGACAACGGATTCACACGCATCATTCATGAAGAAATACGCCGAGCCTTTGAAGATTCTTGACGATGCTGGCATGAACATTACACAGCGAGTGGGTGTTGTTGCAAAAGACGCAGCACGACTTGCCAAAATTGAAGAACTCGCAAAAGCAAGCGGCAACAAACTAGCGCCTCCGCTGCCTGCCGGTGCCAATTCTTTGGCTGTCGAGAAGCGCATCGGTGAGTTGACCAGCAAGTTCACCCCCGAGCAACTGAGCCACGTCAACGCAGTTCGTCAAGATCTGTTGCGCGAGGGTGAGTATCAGCGACTGGTCAAGTCGGGTGCTGATGCTGGTGCTGACCTCAGAAGTTTGGCAACCAAGGCTGGTAAAGAATCCGGTCTGCCGCTGCCAAACTTCATCTCTGTGCCAATCACCATTTTCAACAACGTGGTCAAACGACTGGCGTTGAGAATGGACGACAAGATCGCGTTGGAGATTGCACGAGAGTTGACCAACCCTGCTGTTGCAGCCGAGCAAATTGAAGCCGCGATGAGGTTGCAAGCATCCCGCGCTGCCGCGACACCAGGCGCCGGTACTGCTTTGTCACTGGGCGCAACTCGGGCGCTGGGGGCGGAAATGTCAAGACGCGCTGAACCAGTCAACCAAAACGCCCTTGCACGTTAATACAAATTAGTTAAAATACGGAACCTTTCATCATGGATGCAGTTATGGCCAATGAGATCGACCCAGTGAAGTATGGAGTGCTCTGGGAGCGCGTTCAAAATTACGAGCGTAGGTTTGACGAGATGTCCAACAAAATGGACAAAATGGAGTCCAACGTCGAGAAGCTGGTGGCCCTTGCAAACCAAGGCCGTGGTGGATTCTGGGCTGGAATGGCTTTTGTTTCTATCATTTCCAGCGGGGTAGGGTTTGCCCTAAGTTGGATCAAAGGGCACTAAGTTATGGTTGACCTTACCAAAGCCATCGGAGCAGTTGCCGCAAGCGTTGCCGCGCTAGGCGGCAGCTACACGCTGGCCGACAAGTTTGGTTGGCTTGACAGGGCCATCATTGAGTGGTCGCCTGAGAACTTCAAGATCACGGCAGAAGCCGGTAAGCCTATCAACGTCACTGTTGCGCGGATCAAAAAGCGTGACGACTGCTCTGTCGAGAGTTTTACACCAAGCATTCGTGATGCGGCAGGCATGGTGCATGAAGCAACCACCACCGCAAGCAAGTTTAGCGGCCCAGCAGGCCCAGAAATTGACACCTTCACGTACCAGCTTACGATGGTGCAAAAAGAAAAGATCGCTGATGGCAGGGCCACTTTGCTGGCGACGATTAAATACAAATGCCCAGAGGGCGAGCGAGTGGTTCAGTACCCGCGCCACCCTAATTTGAGTTTTGACCTAAAGGGGTAAGCATGGACTGGCTCAAACAAATCGCACCGACCATCGCCACGGCGCTTGGTGGTCCACTGGCAGGCATGGCTGTGTCGGCTATCTCCAAGGCCATTGGGGTTGACCCTGACAAGGTGGGAGACATGATCTCCAACAACAAGCTGTCAGCCGAGCAGATCGCACAGGTCAAGATTGCAGAGATCGAATTGCAAAAGCAAGCGCAGGAACTGGGCCTCAACTTTGAGAAGCTGGAAGTGGAAGACCGCAAGTCAGCACGGGACATGCAGGCCACCACTCGCAGCCTGATGCCACCCATCTTGGCTGGCGCTGTGACGGTTGGCTTCTTCGGCATCATGGTGATGATGTTTTTCAACCAGATTGACAGCGGCAACCCGGCCATCCTCATGATGCTGGGCAGCTTGGGCACGGCCTGGACGGGCATCATCGCTTATTACTTCGGATCGTCTGCTGGCTCCCAGGCCAAGACTGACATTCTCTCAAGAACAGCAAAATGAATTTAACACCCAACTTCACCCTTGACGAATTGACGGCCTCCGAGTCAGCCGAGCGCAACGGCTGGGACAACAGCCCCAACGATGCAGAACTTGAGAACCTCAAGCGACTGGCTGACTTTCTGGAGCAAGTCAAAGTGGTGCTGGGCGGCAAGCCGGTTATGATCAATTCGGCCTTCCGGTCCAAGAAAGTCAACGACTCGGTGGGCAGCAAGGACACCAGCCAGCACCGCATCGGGTGCGCTGCTGACATCCGTGTGCCCGGTATGACCCCAGACGAGGTGGTGCGCAAGATCATCGCCAGTGGTATCAGTTACGATCAGGTGATCCGAGAGTTCGACCGCTGGACACACATCAGCATCCCCAACAGCGTGGACACCAGCCCCCGCAAGCAGGCGCTTATCATCGACAAGGCTGGCACCCGTCAGTTTGCGTAAAAGTACACGCAGGTCGCCAAGAAGGTCAGCCACACCACGCCGACAATGCCCAGCAGCATCCACTCGGCCAAGTATTGAAGCTGCTGACGCCAGACAGACGTGGGCAGCGGGTCAGCGGATTTCATACGCTGCCCAATTCTCGCCACACGTACCGGGCAGTCGCGGCCCTGATTGCAGTTCCCGTAATCGTCGCAGCAGTTCGTCATCTTTAATCCTTTCTTCTGTTGAGAATCGGTGCAGGTTTGCACACTCGTATCTGCGTGTCACCAAGTTGTCTATCTTGCGAGTGCGTGTCTCTTTAACTGTTGTCCACGATCCGCAGTGCGGGCAAGTCATGCTCATAGCCGTTCCTGAATGTCGTAGAACCAGTCATCGCCAGCAGACCACTTGCGCGATCCGTCCACGGTGTAGAAGTCTTTGGCCGCTTGGAAATCAGGGAACTTGACCTCGGCAGGGATCAGGCTCTGGTCGTACCACAGGCAGCGGTTGTTGGGCTGCGTGGCAAACTGGCCGTTCTCCAGTCGAATGAAGTTAAACGACTTGTGCTCCTCGGCCTGCTCAGTAAACCCGGTGTCAGCGTCCATGCCGTCAGCGCAGAAGTCCACGGTGAACAGGTAGCGCCCGTGGTGCCACTGCTTGTCCTTGCCCAAGAACTTGACCCCGAGGTTGCGCAAGCCGATCTTCTCGCACACGGTAAAGCGGTAACCCATGCAGTCCCACAGTTGCAAGGTGTCGATGGGCAGGTCACCATCAGGGTCCTCACGCCACACATAGGCGTGCAGGGGCAGCTTGTCGTACAGAGCGCCATAGTTGGGCAGCAGCGATTCGATGCGGAACACTTGGCCGCGCAGCGCCTTGATGCTGACCCAAATCGCTGGCTCCAACTCGCCGTGACCCTTGGTGTGGTTGTACAAAAACTCACGGCGCACGAAGCACTTGAGTGGTGGCAGTGATGCGACGATGTAACTCATTCGGCCTTCTCCTTCAGCGTAGCCCATGCCACTTGGGCACATCGGGCACACTGATAATGGTACTGGGTGCGGTGTGGCGATGGGGTCAGTATCCAGCGATGTTTACAGTTGGTCATGCCTGCTCCTCAGTGGCCTTGTGCAAATAGGCCGTCAGGCGCTTGATCTGCGCCTCACGGTACTTGCACATGCTGTCAGCGTATTCACGCGCTGTCTGGGCCTCCAGCAGCCTGCGCTTGCTGTCCTCCAGTTCACGCAGCGCCAGCGATTCAGCGGTCGGTGTGGCGTAGGCGCTTTTCACCCACTCAATGGTTTGACGGATCATTATTTGCTCTTTCGATTACTAAGTGCCGGTAGGCACGGAGGGCTGTCTTCAAGTCCTCTTGCAGACTCTCGATCAGCTCGTCTTGCTCAGACAACCGCTCGGCGGCGTCTTGGGCAAACTTGGCCAGGTTGTGCGATTCCCACGCCTCAAACCTGTTCATCGGGCAGTGGCCAGCGCCAGCAGCTCGGCCCTCTCTCTGGCCACACGCAGCGTGTTGTAGCGCTGGTGCAGGCGCTCAATGATCTTGACGCGGCGAGCGCCCTTCATCTCGGCGTCCAGCAGCGCTTTCACGTCGGGCTCTGGCAGCAGTGCCAGCACTTCATTAAGTTTTCGCCAGGTGTAGCTCAATTTTCTTCTCCAGTTGTTCAATCAGTTTGGTCGTGCGGTCGTGCGATCGCTGCGCTGCGTTGAGCTGGCGCGTCTTGTGCCGCAGCTCAGACTTGGCCGCTCGCAGTTTGGCTTTCCATTGGTCAATTCGTTTCATTTGAGTGCCTCCAAGGCGATTTGAGAAAGGGATAACTTGTCGTGCAGCGCCGCCCAGATTTTGTGATCGACAGTGCCGTCGGTCAGCATGACGTAGCACCACACAGGGTTCTTTTGGCCTGAGCGATGCAGACGACCAAGGGTCTGTTCGTATAACTCCAAACTCCACGGCAGTGACAGAAACACCACGTAACAGCCTCCGTGTTGGAGGTTGAGGCCGTGGCCTGCTGACTTGGGGTGGACGGCCAGCAGCCTGACCTCGCCTCGGTTCCAGCGTTCGATGGCGTCGTCATCATCGAGTGTGACAACCCATTTAAACCGTCGCTTGAGTTCGGCAAGCTCTTCTTGGTATTGGTAGACCAGTAGGGTGTTGGCATGTTGGTTCTCATCAAGCAATTCTTCAAGGCGGTCAAACTTGTGGGGTGACAGCCAGATCGGGCCATTGTCGGAATACAGAAAACCAGACGACATCTGCTGGAGCTTTTGCGTGACGACGGCAGCGTTGACCGCCACCACGTCGTCCAGCACGAAGTCCTTCTTCATCTTGTTGTAGCCGGTCATGTCCATCTTGCAGGCCACCTCCACGGTGTGCAGGGGCGGCAACTTGTCTTTGTACTCGCCAGGCTCCAGCACGAACGTCGCAGGCTTGATGCGCTGCATGACCAACTCTAACGAGCCTTTGCGTGGCTCCCACTCGCCGAAGTCTTTGTTGATCAGCACGAAGTACTGCTGCATGAACGCGCCTTTGGCGCGGCCGAGCAACGACTGGTCCACGATCTTGCACTGGCCGAACACGTCTTCCAAGCCGTTGCTGGTGAACGAGCCGGTCAAACCCCACACAATAGTGTCTGGATGCAAAATCTTGTGAAGCGCCTTAAAGCGCGCGCCTGATGGGTTCTTCAGCTTGGTCAGCTCGTCGAACACAATGCCACTAAATCCTGCGTCTTTAAGCGTTGATTTGCGCGTGCCTTTGGCCGTGATGACGTCTGATAGCCATTGCAGATTGTCGTAATTGATGACGACAACATTTGCACCAGAAACTGCGGGGTCTGCGAACGCTGCTTTGCGCTGTGCGGGCGTACCCACCGCAACTGCGCACGACAGATGTTTGCTCCACTTGGCAATTTCTGTAGGCCACACGTCAGTACAGACGCGCTTGGGGGCCACAACAAGCCAACGACCATTGCCAACCTCGCCGCTACGCCACATGTCGTCCATTGCGGTGATGGTGATGGCTGTCTTGCCAGCACCCACCGGGGCCAGGATCATGGCGCGGTCGTGCTCGTACAAGAAGTCAGCAGCCGTCTCTTGATAATCACGCAGTTTCATAGACTTCGCTTTTCGCCGTACCAGCTTTGGCTTCGGCTACTGTGTCGAACCCTCGGGTTCCACAGCCTGGGTCAGACTTAAAGCACCAGCCATCTTTAAGCATGACAATGATTCCGTGGTCAAGATCGCGCTCGTCGTCGACGGCAACAATCCAGGGGCGGTTTTGGGCAAACTTCATTTGAGACTCCTTTACTGTTTGAACTTATATTGTAAAAGATTTCTTTACAGATGTCAAGTCTTTTTTCTAGGTGTTTACCCTAAGTTTTTACTTTCCAGCTCGATTAGCAGCTCGATGTAGTGCTTGGCCTTCTCCAGATCGGCAACGCCGTTCTTTTTGCGCCAGCGGCTGACGTACTTGATGACGTTGCCCTCAAAGTAACCCAGCGCGTTGGCGTAGATGTACTCCACAGGCTGGATGGGCAGGTCTTTGTAATGGTTGCCCGCGACCTGCTTGTCCAGTGCGTTGAACGCTTCGTCTTCTTCAAGCGTGATTGGTAATGAATTCATCGATTTGCTCCTTGTTCCATAAACAAACGTATTTCTGATTCATCTTGGCCATGTCACTGGCGAAGACCTTCTGCAACTCCGACAGCCTGCCGCCTTCGGTCTTGACCTCCACGAACCATGTCTGGCCGTTGGGCAGGCACACGATCCGGTCGGCCACGCCACGATGCGCAGGGCTGGTGAACTTGTACGCCCGACCGCCCAGCTCTTTGACGCGCTTGACGAGGTAGGCTTCGATTTGTTTTTCTAACATAGCCGCAATAATACATGAAAAAAAGTTTTGCACAAACTATTTTTTGTGTGATAAGATCAAGGCCTCATCAACTAAACTGGAGTACACATGAAAATAGAGTTCACTCGGGCCGAGATTGAGGCGATCATCTTGGCGCACATCAAAGACGAGATTGCGCCTTACGTTAAATTTTTGCGTAATGAGGACAACGAATGGGGCTTGCCTGACACCATCACTGTGGAGGCAGAAGAATGATGCACAGTAATATCGTCGGCGGCTCGACCGCCAAGCGCGTCATCAACTGCCCTGGCTCTGTGGCGCTGGTGCAGAAGATGCCGGCCAAGCCCTCCAGCGAACACGCTGACCGTGGCACCATGCTGCACGACGTGATCTCCGAGATTCTTGGCAAAGACCTGCCGTGGGATCAGTTCATCGGTACGGTCTACGAAGGCCAAGTGCTGACACAAGAGCTGTTTGACGAGAAGATCGTCGTAGCGCTTGAGCTGCTGGACCAAGTCGATCCAGACAAAAACATGGAGTACGAAGTCGAGACACGCGTTGGCTTTGGCGATCTCTTACCTGGGGTCTTCGGTAGCACTGATCTTGTTGGCCGCATCGGCTCTCGCGCTGTTGTGCTCGATTGGAAGTTTGGTGACGGCGTGGTGGTGGACGCTGAGGATAACGATCAGCTGATGTTCTACGCGGCTGCGGCCATGCGTACCGAAGCAGCAGCTTGGGCGTTCGCTGGCGCAACAGAAGTCGAGTGCATCATCATCCAGCCGCCCATGATCAAGCGCTGGGTGACCACGAAGGAGCGCATCAAGCAGTTTGAGCAGACGCTGGTGCAGGCCGTCAAGGCAGCGCAGCAGCCTGATGCCAAGCTGGCCGTGGGCGACCACTGCCGCTGGTGCGCAGCCAAGCCCGTTTGCCCTCAGATGACCGGCGCAGTGGACCGCGCGCTGCAAGTGCAACTGAAAGAAATAGATGTTGACACGCTGGGCAGATACCTGAAGAATGCAGACCTCTTGGAAGACTGGATCAAAGACCTGCGTGGTCTGGCGCTCCAGTTGCTTGAGAAGGATCTGCCGGTGCCTGGTTACAAGCTCGTCGCCAAGCGCGGCACGCGTCAGTGGGCCAACGAAATAAAAGCGCTTGAGGCGTTGCACGATCTGGGCGTGCCCCGTGCAGAGCTACTCAAGCCCGAAGAATTACTCAGCCCTGCTCAAGCAGAGAAGGTGCTGAAAAAGCGCAAGATGGCACTGCCCGACGATCTCGTCGTGTCGGTGTCGTCAGGCACAACACTGGCAAGCGAGGATGATCCCCGCCCAGCAGTGTTGCAAATCGGGTCGCAGTTGTCTGCGGCTCTCTCTAAACTTCAGTAAAGGACAATCATGTCAAATCTCGCAACTTTCTCTTCGGCAAATCTGCCAGCAGTCTCCACCCTCTCCACCGCATTGCGTTCGCTTGAACAAGGCGCAGGCACATCGGGCGTCGTCATCCTGAAAATGGACAAGACCGGCCACTGGGTGTTTGGTGCTGACCAGACTGAAGTCGAAGACGACTCTACTTGGGCCGTCAATCCTTTCTCTTTCGTCCACGGCTTTATCGCCTGGGGCGACGGTGAAGTGCTTGGCGAGAAGATGACCGGTGTGCAGCATCCTCTGCCTGAGCTTGACCAAGCGCCTCCCGGCGCCAAGCGCGGCTGGGAGACACAGATCGGCATGTCGTTGAAGTGCCTCGTTGGTGAGGACAAGGACATGGAAGCACGCTTTACCACGACCTCGGTCGGCGGTAAGAAGGCCGTGCAGGCACTGGGTGTCGCCATCGCCACGCAAGTGGAGAAGGACCAGTCTAAGCCCGTGGCCATCGTGCGCCTGAAGAAAGACCACTACGTCCACAAGTCCTACGGTCGCATCTACACCCCGGTGTTTGAGATCGTGGAGTGGGCCAGCATGGACGGCGCTGCTGAAGCGCCAGTGGCTGAAGAAGCTGAGGCTGCACCAGCTGCTGGCCGTCGTCGTCGCGCAGCCTAAGTGAAACCGGGGCCGAAAGCGGATGCTGTGCACCCTACCCATCACAGAAACTGCGTTTTGACGCTACGGTTGATGGATGCATTCACAGACGCAGCGAGTAGGCCCCACCTATAAAGTAAAGTACAGTATGAATCTTTGGCTTGACTTTGAGACCCGCAGCCGCTGTGACCTGAAGGCCAAGGGCGTCTACAACTACGCGCAGGACGCGAGCACCGAAGTGCTGTGCATGTCCTACGCTTTTGACGATGGTGAGGTCGTCACTTGGTTGCCGGGCCAGACCCTGCCTGACTTCACGGGCCACACGATCTACGCCCACAACGCCGCTTTCGAGCGGTTAATTTTTTGGTATGTCTTGCAGAAGAACTACCCCCTCGAATCTTTTTACTGCACCGCAGCGCAGGCCCGCGCCAACTGTGCGCCTGGCTCGCTGGAAGACGTCGGCCGCTTCGCTGGCGCTGACATGCGCAAGGACCACCGGGGCAGTCAACTGATCCGGCTGCTGTCGCTGCCGCAGGCCAACGGCCAGTTCCGCGAAGACGCCGCCCTGATGGCCGAGATGGTCGCCTACTGCGAACAAGACGTGCGGTCTATGCGCGCCGTCAGCAAAGCCCTGCGGCCACTGTCTGCGGACGAGCTGGCCGACTATCACACCAACGAGCGCATCAACGACCGTGGCGTGCTGGTGGATGTGCCGCTGTGCCAAGCCGCTGTCAAGTACTCCGCCGACGAGACCGTCGAGATTCAGCAGATCGTGTCCGAGGTGACCGAAGGCGTCATCACCAGCGTGCGCTCGCCTAAGATGCGCGAGTGGGTGCTGGAGCGCGTCGGCCCCGAGGCCAAGAAGCTGATGTGGACGGGCGAGAAGTATTCGATTGACAAGACTGTGCGGGCCAACCTGCTCGCGATGGAAGACCCCGATGAGATTCCGCCCCATGTTGCAGACGTCATCCAGTGCGCGGACGACCTCTGGGCGTCTTCGGTTGCGAAATTTGCGCGGCTCTCCAACCTCGCCGATGACGAGGATCACCGAGTCCGCGGCGCTTTCGTTTTTGCTGGAGGGGCTGCCACCGGCCGTGCGTCGAGCTACGGCGCGCAAGTTCACAACTTTACCCGCAAGTGCGCCAAAGAGCCTGATGAAGTACGCCACGCTATGGTGCGTGGCC